CCGGGGGCACGGCCACGGCAGGCGACGGGGGCACGGCCACGGCAGGCGACGGGGGCACGGCCACGGCAGGCGCCAGGGGCACGATTATACTTTTTTGGTGGGATGGAACTCGAAAACGTGCAGCGGTGGGTTACGTCGGCGAAAACGGAATTAGGCCGAACCAAAAATATAGCCTTAATGAAAAACATGAAATTCAAGAGGTGTCAGCATGAAATCATCAATCTTACCATTCGGCTGTTCCGAAGGCCTTCTCGTCCGCGACCCAATTCACTGGATGAAGGGCGTGGACCCGGAGGACGTCGTTTGCGTATGCTGCATGGGCGTCCAGCCAGCGGAGGACGATGTTAACCCCGGCCAGTGGCGTACTCGGGGCGTCCTCCAGTCTCAGGTAGAGTTTAAGCTTTCCATGGTGAGCCTTCGTTTCATTGGGCTTCACAGGACGGAAGACGGCTGGATGTTTGATGAGCTATGGGCCACGGGCCGCCCATTCGACGACCTTTGGTTTCCAATCACCCGATGGGATGTAATCGAGGACTTGATTTTGCCGGAGTTAGACCCGCTGGCCTTTAAATGGTGGGAGGCCCGGCTTAAGGAAGAGGAAGAAGACCGTGCCGCCGAAGCGGCTGGCCTTGACGCCCCCACAAGCGATTCGTGGCGGTGCTGCCCATCGCTTTCCGAAGGCCTAACCGAAAAAGAAAAGAACCCGGTGTAAGGAAGAGCTATGAACACCCCACTTGAGGCAGGGATAAAGAAGTACAAGGACGCGGCTAAGGCTGTAGATGCCATGGGCTTTGGTTCATCGGGCTGCGACCTTTGCAAGAAGTACAGCAGAGATTGCAGAAAATGCGTCGTGGGAAGAAAGACAGGATATACCTCGGAGTCCATTCGCCTTTCCGGCTGCGACGGCACCCCGTGGGAGCGGATTAGCAAGGCTCAACGGGAGTTCGCCGCCGCCCTCCGCGAAGAGGCGGCCTTCCTGGAGTCGTGCCGGGAGGAGGAGCCGTGGAAGCCGGTAGTCTATCCCTTCGGCCTTTGCTCCGCCGGATGCCCGCAGTACAGTGGCGCGCTTTACGGGAGCTGCAAAATGGGCTTTCACGGCAGGAAGGAAAACGGCCACGCCTACCCCGGCCCCGGCTGCCCGGCGTACAAGGAGCCGCCGAAGCCCGCTCCCACCTACAAGCCCGGCGACTGGGTGAAGGTGCTGGAAAGCGTGAGGGATGACCCAGAAAAAAACGACGGCGAGCGCGACATGCTCGCCAACATCGGGAGGACGCTTGAGGTTAAAAGCCTTGGGTCCTATAGGATTTGTTTATGGAATCCAGACCGAAAAAATTGGTGGGCCTACCGCCTCTGCGACGTGGAGCCCGCTGAGAATATCCCCGCTCCGGTACCCGAGCCGCCGGAGAAGGCCAAACCGACCGACGAGATAGCCCCCGGCACCTGGATACGGATAACGGGCAACCAGAGCGAAAGCGGCGGACTGTTTCACTATTTATCCATTGGCTCCATCTGGAAGATCGTTCTCAGACGCGGTAAATACTACGATCTGGAGGGAACGGGCAACCAGGACGGAAGCGAGAGATACTACGATCTGAAGGGAACGGGCCAATCCATCCTCCGCGAGCACTTCGAGCCCTGGACGCCATGGGTCGGGGAGATGGTGAGGCCGCTGGAGCATGTGAGATACGCTGATAGCAGACTTCCTCTAATAGGAAAGGCGATTAGGGCCTCTCGTATTTATCCTAATAGCGTGGTAGCGGCCAACCACTTCACATGGCACCCCTCCTGGCTCGAACCCGTCCTTGACGCGCAGCACATGCCGGTGACGGAGGAGGCTAAGCCCGCTCCCGCCCCGATGCCGAAGCCCTCGAAGTCCGACCTTCGGGTAATCGCCCGTGCCAGGATAGCGCGTGCCTTGGCGGAGGCCACAGGGAAGCATCCGACCGTTATTGACGCCATCTACCGGCGCGAGAAGGCCACCCCCGAGCAGATCGCCCGGTTCCTGGCCGGAGAGGAAACCTAATGCTCACCTTTCCCCCGCTCCTGTGGAAATGGACAGTAGAAAGGCGCGACACAAAGGCCGTCGTAAGCCGAGAAACCGATCACCATTGACCGCTGTTCGGCCGGGCTGCGGCGTCTCATCAGGCGACTAAGCCACGGGCCATAAGCCCCCGACGCGAGGTAGCCCGGCTCATAGAGCGGTTAACCCGAAAGGAGGATACGATGAAACTCAATAAGTATGGTGTTTTAATTAGCGAAAACGGCACCAAGGATTGCCCGTTCGCCTTTGATGTGCAACGGCGAAACTCATACTCTGAATATCCGGACGAAGTTATCAGGATTCACTGCGGCTCCTGGTGCGCCCTGTTCACCATCGAAGACGAAAGGAGGCCAACTTTTCCAGATCCCGGAAAGCTTTCCGACCCCGGCGAGCTAACCGGCCGCAAGGTCGTAACGCTGTGCAACGGGCGCAGGATTGCCTGCGAGGTGGAGGATTAGCCGTGCCCCTAATCGCCACCGGCACCATTATTTATTTCACCATGGCCATCTGCTTCACCCTTGGCTGGGTGGCCAGGGGAATATATCAGACGAAAGGAGATCAACAGCATGAAGATCATTAAGTTGGAAGCGCAAAACGTAAAACGGCTCAAGGCCGTCACTATCGAGCCCAACGGGAACATGATCGTCATCGGCGGAGAGAACGGCAACGGGAAATCGTCTACGCTGGACGCCATCCTTTACGGCATGGGCGGCAAGAGTGCAATCTGCAAAGAACCCTTGCGCCGTGGGGAAAAGAAGGGCCAGACGGTCATCACCACCGACACGCTGGTCATCAAGCGCACGTTCACCGAGGGCGGCGGCGGAACCCTCACCGTGGAAAACAAGGAAGGGGCGAGCTACAAGAGCCCCCAGGCCATCCTTGACGCCCTGGTGGGGGAGATTGCTTTTGACCCCCTATCCTTCGCCAACGAGGAAGGAAAGCAACTCGAACGGCTCAAGCGCTTGGTGGGCCTGGACTTCTCAAAGCAGGACGCGGAGCGGAAGGCCCTCTATGACGAGCGCACGGCCGTCAACCGGGAGTACAAGGCGGCACTGGCAAGATTCAACGCCGCGCCAAAACAGGATGTTCCGCCCGACACGCAGCCCGAAAAGGTGGACGTGGCCGCGCTCATGAGGGAATTCGACTCCGCTCAAGCCGTTAACGCCGCAAGCGCCAAGAAGCGCAACGACCTTGAGGATATAAGAACCGCCACCAAGGACCTGGACGCCGATATCCGGGATATCAAAAAGCGCATCGAAGACTTACAAGCCGAACTCTACGAAATGGAACGGACGCGGGCCGGGCTTGTAAACGAAGGAGCGGATTTGAAGGCGGTTGTTGACGCCCTTGTGGACACCGATACGCAGCCTATCAAGGATCGCATCGCGAGCGCCCAGGCCATTAACGACAGCATCAGGGATAGGGCCGAAGCCCGATCCACTGCCATCCGCGCCAACGCCGAAAAGGACCGCCTCAAGGTCGAGTCCGACGCCAAGCAGGCCGAATCCGAAGCCATCACCGCCAGGATTGACGCCGTTGACCGTCAAAAGGCCGAAGCGTTGGCCGGGGCGAAGTTTCCCATTCCCGGCCTTTCCTTCGACGACACCGGCGTCATCTACAACGGCCTTCCCCTGGAACAAGCCAGTGACGCGGAAAAACTCCGCGTATCCGTTGCCATCGGTCTTGCCATGAACCCCGAACTAAAGGTGCTTCTCATTCGCAACGGTTCACTCCTGGACGAAAACAGCCTGCGGATGGTCGCGGAAATGGCCGAAGCAGCCGACGCCCAAGTCTGGATGGAGCGCGTAGGCCACGGCAAAGAATGCAGCGTCATCATTGAAGATGGGATGGTAAAGGCTTATGAGAAATATGGCGACATGATGGAGAATGACGAGTGATCGAAATCGTTCCCTCCATGCCCTTCGCGGATTATCTCCGCGCTCCGGGGTTGTCTCAGTCCGCAGTCAGTAGCCCGCCCCACGGCCCGGCATTGGTCCCCCAGCTAATGCCGGGCTCCAACCCGGAAGGAGGTGGCGCGAATGATTGATTATCTTTCCCAGACGATGTTAGGCCAGTGGTTCCGCTGTCCGGAACAATTCCGGCGGCGCTGGATGGAGGAAGAAGTCATTCCCCCTGGAATAGCCGCCAGAATAGGTACGGGGCTGCACAAGGGCAACGAAACCAATCTCAAGGCCAAGATAGCCACCGGGAAGGACGAGCCCCTTAGCGTGGTTCAGGACGCGGCCCGCGACGGCTACGTGAAGGCCTGCAAGGAAGGAGGCGTATTTTTCCCGCCGGAGGAAATCCCTTCTGCCAAGGCCCAGCTTGCCGAAGGCGTGGATACCACGGTTGCCCTCGCGGGCCTTTACCATAAATCGCTTGCTCCTTCGGTTATTCCGGCTGCAATTGAACGCCGGATAACGATGCAAGACGACCGCCTACCGGTCCCGTTTGCCGGAACGATAGACGTTTTGACGGCTGACAACTGGTGGTTTGATATCAAAAGCGCGGCCAGAAAGTGGGGACAGGGGCAGGCCGACACCGCCGTTCAGGCGACCCTCTATAACGAATTAATCAAGGAGGAAACGGGCAAGTATCCAGAACGTCTTTCCTTCGAGGTTTTTACCAAAACCAAAACACCGGAACACCAAAGCCTCGTTACCGTGAGAATACCGGAGGATTACGACGCTTTGGTGGCGCGGGCAGCGGTTATGCTTCGGGCAATTCATGCCGGCATCTTCCAGCCAGCCGAGGCCGGGCACTGGCTGTGCAGCCCAAAATGGTGCGGATACTGGTACACCTGTCCATTTATCCCGGCGCACAAAAAAACATTACCCAAAAGGAGCGCGTAAAATCATGGAAGATTTCGGAGAAGTGCAGGTATTCACCGGCGCTGAATTGGCCGAAAAGAAACACGAAACCCAAGCCGTGGTAGCGGTGGAACAATCGCGGGCCGTGGCCGAGGCCCAAGCCGCAATGGCGGTTGCGCGGGCCTGTCCCCGTGATGAGCAAACAGCTTACCTGAAAATCATGAAAGCCTGCCGACGCAAAAGCCTGGCGGAACAGGCGGAATATGCCTACAAGCGCGGCAGCTCTGTCATCTCCGGGCCAAGCATCAAGCTGGCCGAAGTTTGCGCCCAGGGCTGGGGAAACATCACCTACGGCATCAAGGAGCTTGGCCGGAGTGGCGGGGCCAGCGAGGTAGAAGCCTTCGCCTGGGACATGGAAAATAACGTCCGCGTGTCCCGGACATTCCAGGTCAAGCATATCCGCGAGAAGAAACAGGGCAACGAGGCATTGACCGGCGAGCGGGATATTTACGAGCTGGTGGCGAACATGGGACAGCGCCGAGTCCGGGCCGCCATTTTCGAGGTCATCCCCGGCGACATTGTGGAAGCCGCACGGGAGCAGTGCAAAAAGACCCTGGAAAGCGGCGACGGCAAGCCCCTGGCCGACCGGGTACGTGACATGCTGGTGGCATTCGAGCCGTTGGGCGTCACCAGGGAGATGATAGAGTCCCACGTCGGCCACCCCACTGGTGCCATCGTACAAGGCGAGTTGACGCGGCTGACACAGATTTACCGAAGTCTCAAAGACGGTGTGGCACAGCGGGAGGACTTCTTTTCCCTTTCTACCCAAACCCAGCCGGAACAGCCGGAGGCCGCCAAGCGCGGCCGTCCCAGGAAGGAGCCCGAAGCGGTCCACAAGCAGGAACCCGCCGACCCGGCCACGGAGACGGCACACTCCCCCGGTGACGCCACGGAGGCCGAAATGGAAAACCGGGCGCGGGTCAATTCAGCCTTGGCCGGTTTGCCCGGCGAGAAGATCAATGAAATACTCGCGGTCAGTTGCGCCAACAAGGCGTTCCCGGTCACGGACAAAGAACGCTCAGCGGTCATAGACGCCGCCAACGCGGCGAAGGAGGGGCAATGATCCGCATAACGTCTCAATATGCCCTTGATGTGGACACACGAAGCGTCATTGTGTGCCTTCTCGGGACCAACAAAAAGACCGGAGAGGAAAGCGTCCGGTATGAGGCATACTTCCCGTTCATCGTAACCCACGGCGAGGAAAGCGGATTGACGCAAGCCAAGAAATACGTCTTGGCGATAGAGGCCTTTGCCGATTTTTCGGACGTTGACCGGGTGATTCAACGCATGGAGAACATTTACCGGGCTATCGAGCAAAAAGACGCCGAGCTTCACGCGATGGTGCTGAGCGCGGCCAAAAAATAACCCTTTCCCCGGCCCCTTATGAACCTTAACGAAAGGGTGGCAATCGCGGGGAATCTGGTCGATGGGGCCGGGGATTTAATTTTAAAGGCGGGTCCGGGTCTGGCGCGGCAAGGTTAGTTTCGGCAGGCAAGGCCAGTTAAGATTTGGTTTGGCGGGTTATGGCAGGCAAGGTCAGGTGTGTTCTGTCCCGATTTGGCAAGGCAGGCACGGTATGGCGAGGCGAGGTGTGGCTCGCCACGGCCTGGCGAGGCAGGCAAGGTGAGCAGTGGTTAGGCATGGCGTTGTAAGGACAATAAACTAACAAGGAGGTTTTATCATGGGATTGCAGAACATCACCAAAAAAAATGTAGCGACAGGCACCCCAGGCGATGGAGACGTGGTGTCCGAAAAGGGGAAGTTGTTCATCCCCAAGATGCAAATATCCAAACTCAAGATCACTGTGGAGGGCATCACTTCTCTGATCGTCCACCGCTTTTCGGAGAAGGCCCGCAAGCAGATGCTCGACAAGCAAATGAAAAAGGCTAAAGCCGGAAAGGACGCCAAAGACCCGGAGCGCGACTTCCGCGAGGCGTGCTACGTCAAGGACGGGAAGCATCTTTTCCCGGTCATTGCCTTCAAGGCTGCGGCGGTCACGGCTTGCACGAGCGTGGATGGCATCAAGAAAACCGAGGCCCGACAGGCGTTTCACGTCTCCGGCTTTGGGCGGAATGACGACTTTGTGGAGATCATCGGCCCCGAACCCAAGATGCGTGAAGACGTGGTGAAGATCGCCATGGGCACTACGGACCTGCGTTTCCGCCCGGAGTACATGCCCTGGTCCGCTGAAATCCTGGTGAGGTACAACGTCAATACGCTTTCCCCGGAGCAGATTATCAACCTGTTCAACACGGCCGGTTTTGGCGTGGGCGTTGGGGAGTGGCGGCCTGAGAGGGACGGGGCCTTCGGGCAGTTTTCAGTCAAGGCTTTCGAGGATGTAGGGGCGTAGCTCAGTGGATAGAGAGCCGGGAGCCTTTATGGTCTCGGAGGCCGCGGGTTCGATTCCCGCCGCCCCGAACAACAACAAAGGAGGAAACATGGCAGACGCAATCGGAGAAAAGGTCATCGAGGCGGCAAAGGAAGCGGTCGGCGAACTTTTGCGGGAGCACCTGGGCGACATGAACCGGGTCTTCCTGGAAAACGAAGACGGCATCAAGGCGGCCATCAAGCTCACGTTCAGCATGGCGGCCGAAGGGAACATGCAGGTGGACGCCACCTTTTCCATGAGCTTGGGCAAGGTCACGGCCGACGCCAGGAAATGGGCGAAGGAAGGATAGCCCCTCCGTGCCCACCCTTCGGGGCGACTCGAAGGGGCAGCAGGGCGGGGAACGACAACCAACAAGGGAGGGCGCGAAATGCAGAAATTATGGCGTGACATCAAAAACGAATACAAAAGTTGGCCTGTCAACGAGTACGGGTTTCACGTTTCTCCTGATAACTTCTGGTTGATGGTGGGCAACGGGGCCACGGTGGGCGACGGGGCCACGGTGGGCAACGGGGCCACGGTGGGCGACGGGGCCACGGTGGGCGACGATGCCAGGGTGGGCGACGGGGCCACGGTGGGCGACGGGGCCACGGTGGGCGACAGGGCCACGGTGGGCGACAGGGCCATGGTGGGCGACAGGGCCAGGGTGGAGCACCCGACGCTTATCAGCCTGATAGGTTCCAGGCATTGTATCAGCCTATTTCATCCCCAGGATCGTCTACTGTCCATCGGCTGCGCGGTGCATACCATCGAGTGCTGGCTGCAAAATTATGTAGAAATTGGCCGTGCGAACGGCTACACGGAACAGCAGATTACCGAGTACGGGAGATATATTCGGCTGTTCGCGGAAATCCACTGGCCAGACGCGCTTGAGCTAAAAAAATAATCCACGGGCACCGCGTTGACCCATCCGCAGCGCCATCGGGGCGCGGTGATTCCTCCCAGGGTCCGACGCCGGGACTCGAAATGACGCACGGGCGAAAAGGGGAAATGATGAAAGACTCACGGTTCCCGCCAGATATTTGTTACGGAACGATCGAAACGCCACGCTGCCCGAACCTTGAGTCGGCCGGCGACGAGTATGTAATCCATGGTTATTACTGTTTGAAAAATCTTTGGTGGCCAGCACATTATAAGTGCCGCCAAAAAGAAAAGGACTTAGCGCCAAAATGACGCACGGGCGAAAGGGGAAATGATGATCGTCAACTGTCCCATCTGCGGCGAGCCGTGCAAGCAGGAAGACGAGAGCCGCTACAAAATAATCTCAGGACGAAAAACCCACTTCCGTCCGGTGTACCTGTGCTCGGAATGCGGCTCCGAGTTCACCTTGACGCGGCTTGGCAGCATCAAGGTTGAGGCAGAAAACCCGGCCCCGCTCACAGGGGAAATGACTTGGGAAGACGCATGAACTACTACAACGAGGAGGTAATAAGTGGACTTAAAACAGTATTTTGAGCGCGATATTTTGCCGCGACCTGTTGGAACTGAGCGGATGCGTAAATGGGGAATAGCGCGTTTTTTCAGAGCGCTATGGTGTCACTTTGCGCACCATAAGCACCATCAATCTTCCGGCCTACCTGCTGCTGGCGCTCGTCTTTGGCACATTATTAGCTGTTCCAAATGCGGCATATACTACGTTATTTCTACACCTAACAATCCTCAATATTCGTTGTCAATGCCGTGGGAGTCACCAGATAGAACCAAGCCAAAGTCATGGTTTTAGCCATCGTGCCGCAAGTCGCGGCGAGGTTCATAACGGCTGCAAAGGAGGCGACACAATGAGACTGACACCGGAACAAGAAGCGAAACTTGGAGCAGAGCGCACTGCCAAGTACAACGCGCACCAAGAATGGATCATGGGCAATGGCGGCAAACGGCTGGATTGGTTCGGGGCCGACCTGTCCAGAGCCGACCTGTCCGGGGCTAACCTGTCCAGGGCCAACCTGTACGAGGCCAATCTGTACGAGGCCGACCTGTCCGGGGCTAACCTGTCCAGGGCCAACCTGTACGAGGCCAACCTGTACGAGGCTAACCTGTACGGGGCCGACCTGTCCAGAGCCAACCTGTACGGGGCTAACCTGTCCAGAGCCAACCTGTCCAGGGCCAACCATATAATTTCGTGCTACGCCTGCGGGTATCTGGTTTTTGCCTTCTATTTCGACAGCATCACCCACGTAAAGGCGGGGTGCCATACCTTCACGCTGGCCGAGGCGGAAGCCTACTGGGGCGGGAAGCAGGGCCGTGAAGAGGCCATGGCGGCGCTGCGGTTCATCAGGGAAATGGCGGAGTTGAAGGGGTGGGAAAAGGAGACGACGGAATGAGCAAGCACACGCCGGGGCCGTGGCATTACGAAGCGGGATATGACGGCGGCGATTCAGACGATTCTGTGGCTTTCATCTGCCACGAAGGAACAAGCAGCGAGGACACGGTAGTTGCTGCCATGCACCTGAGTGACCGGGTTGGGAATGAGGCATCGCTCATAGCCGACGCCCGCCTCATCGCCGCCGCGCCGGACCTCCTGGCGGCGCTGGAACGGCTTGCGTCCTACGGCAATATTTTTCGCTACAAGGAATCGGAGGTCAACCCTTACGAGCAAGCTATGGCCGCCATAGCGAAGGCGAAGGGGGAATAAATGGGAAAGCGGCATTTTGACGAGATCGCGGAAGCAGAATTTGATTCCGTACTTCGTATTTTCGCGGAAAAAGTACCGACCAAGACACTTCTTGACGAACTCCTCCGTCGCGCTTCCCTGCCTGCGGGCCTGACGCCGGAGCAGATTGAGACGCTGCGTGAGGCCCTGGCGGTCAACGGGTGGGCGAGTTTTAAGGTGCCCATTAATTGTTACGATGTGTGCATCGGTTCGTGTCCGGCCATGCACGGGCAGAATCCCGGTAAATGCTGGATACGACACGGCATTGAAGATGCCTATATAGAGGGGAAGATAGTTTATTTACGCCCCGGCCCGTCCTGCCCGTGGACCAGGGCGAGGGAAAGGAAGGGAAAATAATGGGAACCAATACAAAGATTGAATGGGCAACGAAGACCTGGAACCCCGTAACTGGCTGCACGCCGACCTCTGAGGGGTGCGCGCACTGCTACGCCAAGCGGGCCGCCGAGGGGCCACGGCTACGGGGGAAGTTTGGCTACCCCAAGGATGAGCCCTTCCGCGCCATGTTCTGCCCGCCTGACTGCCCGGATAGGTACTACGTTGACGCCTTGACGGGCTGGACGTACAAGGAATGGGTCTGTCGGCTTGCCAGCCTGAGAACCAAGGCCGGCGTGGTCGTACTCAAATGTCAGGAATGCTATCTTAAGGAGGGAAAGTGCCACTCTTAAATTTCAAGAAACAATTTGCGGGAGCCGTGCGGTCTGGCGAAAAGCGGCAAACCATCCGGGCGCTAAGAAATCGGTTGTTCTTGCCCGGCGACACCCTCTACCTCTACACCGGGCTGAGAACAAAAGGCGTGGAAAAGCTCGGTGAAGTCGTTTGCAAGACGGCCCAATACATTGAGATGGATTCACCGGGCATAGGAATGCTGACCGTAAAGGTCGAGGGCAAGCCCGTAGCCGATCACGAGAAAGAGGCTTTTGCCTTGGCCGATGGCTTCACCGGCCCAGACCCATGGCTTGAATTTAAAAGATTTTTTCTTGGCAATCATCAGATGCCCTTCGAGGGACAACTTATCAAGTGGTAGGAGACGCTAATGTACCTTGATTCCGCCATCTCGCCAAAGCCGTTCTTTTACGCCAAGGCACAGGCCCCCGCCACGCACGGCTAGGGGCTCATCAGGGGCGTCTGCATCGGCTGCCAGCACATCAAGAGGGACCACCTGGAATTTCCGGCCTGCGTGGCCTGTACGAAGCTACAGGAAGTTCAGGCCAAAGCTTTCGGCGTGGAAGAGATGACCCGGAAGCCAGTGTTTTCCAAGCCCGCCTATGCCTACAAACATACGGATAAAAACCGTGTCTGCAACGTCTGCGGCGGCCCGGTCTCGAAGTGCAACCGCAAAGGGACATGCCTGGCCTGTTTAGAAATGGCTGCTTGGGAGGCAGAACAGGCGGCCATAGCGGAGGGGAGAACCGAGAAGTGCAAACAGTGCAAGGGGCGATTCTTAAAGGCCGAGATGAAAAATAATAGCCACTGCTTCGCATGCGCCGCAAAACAGGCAGAGCGCACCGCGAATTGGCGGAAACGAAAGGGAAATAACTATGAAGCGAATTCGTAACACTTATGATGCGTACCAGGCTGCAAAGAATTTCATTGCGGCGGTGGACGCGATTGACCTTGCGGCCACGGAGTTGGGGATCGAGGGCGGGGGAGAACAAATTTTAAACGTGGTCGGGCAGCGGGCGCTTTACGAGCGGTCCATGGAGTTAACTCGGGTGCTGGCCGAAATGAGGGAAGGGGGGGGCGGATGAATGAGAACAAGCCGTGCCCGATAGAGGACGCCCTTCGTCTCCGCGCCGAGACGACAATCCGCGCCGAGGCGGCCAAAACGCGACGCAAGCAATCCCGGCTATGCCGTGCGCACGGTGGCCGGGATTCGCTTTTACGGGGCCTTCTCTATTTTCTTTTCCCCGGTGATCTGCCCGTCTTTCAAGAAAATCCCTACCAGGCCTGGAACGGCCACGGCCAGCGCCGCGTTCATGTCCATTTCCCCGGTGAGATACCCGGCCACCGCCCCGATGATAGCGAGGATGCCAGCCCAAAAGGTCTTTGATTTCAGGATTTCCCTGTTCATTTCGCCACCTCCGGGTCGGGAAGGGAGGCCGCGGGCCGGACCTCGAACATTCCTTTAGCTTTCTCGTAAGCCTCTTTCGCGTCTTCCACGGAAAGCCCGTTGACGCGATAGTAATTCATGACGCCGATGACGGCGGCCTTGGCAAGCTCAGAACCTACCGTCCGGATGATTTCCTTTTCCTGTTCCGTCATGCCCATGGATCACCCCTCGATCTTGGCGATAAGACGCCAAATCTGTTTTTCGATTTCGGCCGGGGGGATCGCCCCGGTGTCCACGTACCCGGTGTAGATTTTCAAGGCGGTCTCCATTTCCTCAAGGACCTGTTTCTTCGCCCGGAGAATCGCCGCCTTCGTGGCCGTTACCGAGGTTTCGGTTTGCGCCAGGTAAGAATCGTATTCCTGGTTGTAGATTCCGAGGAAGAAGGTGGCCTTCTGTTCGGGCGTCCACGACTTGAAGTCTTTCGTGACCGTCGCGCACCCGGCGGCCATGACGCACAGCATCAAAACCATCCCCAAAACCGCAACTTTTCGCATCGCAATCCTCCTTGTTTTAAAACCCCTTGCGGCTCTAAGGCCGCTTCCTACGGCTTCGTGTGGTCAACGTAGCGGGCCGATCGCAACCGCCCCCTTATGTTTGCCTGTCCCTTTTTACCCGGTTCCCGCCACCAAAGCCCCGCGAAGCGTGAGCGGGCAATCCGGAGCGTTTTTCAGGGCCGGATAAGCAATATTCCTTTTTCCTCTTTGTCGTGATTCCGAACGTCGAAATGGAACCACGGAATATCCATTTCCAGGCAGGTGATAAAACGGAAGTCCTCATCCCACGGCGTGGCTAAAATATCTCGGCGAATGTCTTCCGGGGAAACATCTGCGGGAAGGGCATCCCCGGCCCGGCCGAATTTGTGCTGAGAAAGGGGGACACCCGTTTCCGAGTCGAAGGGCCGGAACCCCGACATGGTGCGCGGCCCGCCCACGCCCCAATTATTATAGGTCATGCGCCCGTAACGGTTCCGCAGGGCATCGGCGGTCCTGAGCAGCCGGTCGTCGAACATAAGCCAGAGGCTGCTCCCGCGATGCTTGAACTCGTTGAAAACAGACGGTGGAAGAAATTCGGTAAGTTGGAAGAACTTGGGAATATACATGCTCACCTACCTTTTTGCTGACGTTAGCAAAATGGTTAAAGGCTATTCAGATATTCCGTCCCCTCGAAAAACACGTCATCATAACGAGGTTCCCGGAAATTGGCCCTCTCGCGTTCGCGGCGCATCCGTTCAAGGTTTTGGACCGCTTGCCGCTCCTTGAACCTGCGGCGAATGTCCGCTATCTTTTCCGAAATTGTTTGTGTCTTTGCCATGCTATACCTTTTTCCTGGCGTCACGAAAATGGTCCCGATCATTTTGCTGACGCCAGCAATATGATCGCCGGGCTACCAGGTTCCCCGGCTGTTCCCTACTAACGAGCGCTCGCCCCTGGCGGATAACTCCCGGCTTCCGTGGGCTCCGGGAGGGCCTGCCCCGTTTCAGCGCTACCGGCGGCAGGGGATGACTATGAAAGCTTGCCCCGAATGAAGGCCACGTCTTCCCCGATCTTTGTAAGTTTCGGAGTCAACACCTCGTACACGTGCTCCTCAAGGTCCGCTTGCCGCTCAGCCCGTGAAAGCATGTTAGCCTGGCATACCGGGTCTGAGCATGCGTTCTCGCGTTTCTCGTTGAAGATGTCCAGGAGCCCTTTGCGCTTAGCCCAGGCCGCCAGGAAGAACAGCGTCAGAGCCGCCCCGCCAACGGAGCCGCCCGCAATTTTTCCTACCGCCTCGATGGCCTGCAAGGCTTCCTGCATGAGAGGGCCTTTCTGCGGTTAAAGGTTTAGGCGGCCAGCCTGCAATCTGCGATTCCCCCGTGGAATCCTCGTTGCCCGTGCAGTTCCCAGGCCAATCTCTACGGCCGCGCTACCAAAGCTGAATTACGTGCCGCCACGCCCCGCCGGCCGGGGCCGCAGCGGTGTACTTCCACGCGCCGATATCCCAGGGAACCGTGCGCGTGCTCCCGGCGTAGTCGTCGTCGAACGTGGCGGAAAGGTCGGTGCCTTGCCCGAGAGCAGCCGTGTCCGTGGGGTCAAGGCGGAAATCTCCTCCCGCCGCATTAACGAAAACCACGCCACCATCGTCCGTGCAGGTGGTCTTTACCCAGGTCCCGCCATCCCATTCGGCCGTGGTCGAGTCTTCGGCTATGCAATTTTTGGCGGTCGGCGAGGCGCCGCCCTGATCCCAAAAGCCCGTTGCCCCGCCGTAGGATGTATCGTTGTAAAAGGCAGTCCCGCCTTGATAAACACCAAAATTCATGGATTCGCAGTTAGCTGAAATGTTATTGTATATCTTGCAGTTGGTGCTCATGGCGTAGATGCCGAGACCAAGACCGACACCGGCGCCATTGATGTTGTGAACGTAGTTTCCTACGGCCTTGCAATTCCCGTCGACCAGAAAGGACCCCTGGGAGAACATGATCCCATAAGCATTCACTCCGTCCGTCGTGCTGGATTCGGTGATATCCAAGTACGCCACGCCGAAGTATTGCTCGTAACCCGTGTCCAAGCTATAGACGTTGACTTGGATCACGCCTACGGCCGTCCAGGCGGTGAGCGTGCCGGAATAGTTGAACACTGGCCGGTTTGTCGGGTCCTCCCCCTGGATCGCCCGGAAACATGTCGAGGTGACCCCGGTCGCTCCGCTTATGGTCACGCGCATGTCGTAGGTTCCGGCCTGCACGGTCAAAACTTCCCCCGTCCCGGCCAGGTTCTTGGTGGTGGCTACCTCCCATGTCGTGAGGTTTGAGTAGTCGCACCCCGAGGCGCACATTGTCGTCTCGTTATAGACGGCCGGCAACACCCAGGCCGATGCCGCCCAGGCCGGACTTGCAGCAAATGCTATAGCAAATGCTATGACAAGTGCTCGTCTCATTTCTGTGTCTCCGTCCCCGGAAGCCCCGGCTTTGCCGCCGCGGCCTGGTCCGCGCCCTGGTCTGCCACGGCCTTAGTGGCCGTGCTCATGCGCTGGAACTTCTTGTCCGCGAACACTTCCGATTTAGCATCAAACCACTTATCGTCCGGATCTCCCACCGGAAGGATGTACCGCCGCTCCCGGACTATCTGCCCCTTGTCGTCAATCTCCGGGCCTTCCAGGGCATCCGCTTCATGCCGAATCAGACTGTTGATGTGGACGATCTTGAACAGCTTGCCGTCCGTCTCAAGCTTCCCGGTAAAGCCACCCGCTGGAGCGATCTTCACGATGTCCCCGGCCTTGATGCTGCTTCCAACGTCCTTCACAGCCACCAGGGCGTCGCAGGGCATCGAGGTGGTGTTCCAGCGGTTTATCCGGACGTGCAGGGGCTCGGCCGGCCACGCACTGGAAACCTTCCAGAACCCGAACCAGACGACTCCGACCACGATCACCAGGATCGCCCAGGCTGCCGCTTCCGAGAGCCATGTCCTAACTTTGGGGTCTTCGTTCTTTTCCATTGCTTCACCTCCTACCACCACTGAATCAGGTGCGGCCATGCTGCTCCGCCCGGTATCCATTCGTAAGCCCCGATATCGAAAGCGGCGCCGTAAGGCCGGGTAGTGCCGGCGTAATCGTCCGTGTATATCGCCGATTCATCCGTTCCTTGGTCCTTGGCCGCCGTGTCGTCTTCCTGCAACCGGAAATCATCGCCTGCCGCATCCACGAATAGGACCGGGGCGTCAACCAGGCAGTCGGTCAGGGCTGTCCACGCTGCCCCGGAATACGTAAACCCCGGAATCTGACTCTCTTGCGCGATGCAGTTTATTGCGCTGCCCGTGGACGCGCCTACATCTTTGAAAAAATCGCGTTCCGTTGCGTCATACGACGTGCAATTGTAAAAAACATTGTCGTCATCGGACGTATAAAAATTTGCCAGCTTATTCCTGGCCGCGATACAGTTTATCACTGTATTTCCGGGGGAGTTCATCCATATGCCGTAGGCCGCGCCGGCGGCCGGCGACGTCACATCATGAACCCAGAGCCCGACGAAGCGACCCTGACCTGCGATCGTCGTGTAAACCCCGGCGAGGTTGTTGGTCGTTGTCCCCGTATAGGTCACGTCAAAGTCGTACAGACACACCCATTGCTCCGTTACCGGCTCACCATAGTCGGCGTTGACCTGCAAAACGCCGACGCCAACGAAAAAACCAATCCCGCCTGAGTAGGCTACCAGCGGCCGGTTGGTGCGGCTGGCACCCCGGAACACCCGGTAGTTTTCCGCGCTGCCGTTTGTCGCGCCCGAGATCGTGACCCTCTCGTCATATGTGCCGAGAGACACCGTGACGACAATGCCGCCCGCCGCGCCCAGGTCAACCGTCGTGGTCACTTCCGCGAGCCCGATCGAGGAAAAATCGCACCCGGACGGGCATACGGTATATTCCGTGTAGCTGGCCGGAAAAATCCTGGACGAAGCCCCCCACGACAACCGGGGACCGGCCACGGCCAGGGCCGACAGGAAGGCGAGAACGGCAAATGATTTCAGGACGCGGGGCATGGGGTTTCTTTCAGGGCCTCCGCCAACTGCTTCATGACGCCCGGACGGGATAGGGCCTCCCTCACGATGGCCTCATCATTGGCATTGGCCAGCTTGAGAATGCGCCGGGCCTCTTGCCAGACTTCCTCCTCATAGGCTTTATCCGGCATTTCTTTCTCCTTATTTCAGGACGCGGGGCATCATGCTACCTCGGGCAAATGAGCGTCAGGACTTCTGTGCCGCCCTTGGGAGCGGTTCCGGAATGAATCGTGGTCACGGTAAAGGCCAGGGCGTCGCCTTCCGCCAGGTCGTCATAGGCGGTGTTGATGACGCCATCGGAAGCATACCATTCATCACCGATGGTCACGCCCGTGGATAAAACCGATACGTCAGACCCGGCCCGCTTCCGCAGCACGTTCATGGTCGTGGTTCCGGTCACGCCCTTTTCTGCGACGTGCCCAAGGACATCCACGATGACGCACCCGGCGCAATGTTCCGGAATGGGAATAAATACGGTTTCGCCCGTGGTCGTCATTGCTGTGTTTTCGCCGGATTGCTCATAGGCCAGAGTCAGGAAACGGTATACCGGGTTCGCCCACGGCCCACGGTCCCATCCACCGGCCATCGCCGTCGAAGCCAAAACCAGCAGCCCGGCCAAAAGAAAGATCGCGCGTTTCATGGCAGCCCCCTTACTTCACCAAAAGGTAACAGGTCGGAGTGATGGCGTTCGCATCGCCAGTTTCTTCAATGATAAACTTGATATATTTTGAAAAGTGAGGACCAAATTGCGTGTATTGAGTCCCGGAAGCGGACGTTATCCCGGAAAAGACAATGCCCCCACCTTCGGGCTCAACGTAATTGGTCCCGTCGTAGCTGGCCTGGTAGTAGAGTTTTCCCGTTCCATCCCCTAAGACAGAAAACTGCGTCCCAAAATAGCCCACGTCCTGCGGGGTGATGGTGATGACGGTTGTGGTCGCGCTGTAGGCATGCCCTGCCGCGATCGCCGTATCTCCCGCCATGAGCGTGTGATAGGTCCAGGAGTTTTCTCCTGCCAGGACCGGAGCGGTGAAAATACAGGCCAGGATTACGATTGCCGAAAGGATAAGCCGAAGCTTTTTCATTGTGCCTCCATCTTGTAATGGATACTACATTTAGCGGTTAAAAAGCAAGGCAATCGTTATTGCCCGTACTCGTTAAATCCGTAAGCCTCGCCAATATCTTGTTGAAATTGCCGCATATATTTTGGTTTCCGCTCGGCGTATGCCTTTGCACGATTTTTCTGCCTGCGAAGGATGGCTGAACGCAGGGCTTTGCCTGTAATCATTACGCCGCCATCCTTTTTTTGCTCCGCGTTGTAGGTTGCCAGGTCAGCCAAAACCGCCTGTCGGTCTTCCTGTGTCTTGGCGTGAATGAAAAGCTCCGCGAAGTCCGCAATCTTTTCGGCCCTGCGCTTCTGTTCCCTGGTTGCCAATTCCTGCGCCGACCTGGTTTCCGCCTCTCTGGTAGGCGTGAATCCCAAAGCCTTATAAACCTTTTCGCCGGGTGTGTACTCAATGGGCGGAGTGCCTTCAATGCCGGTTCCGCCTTCCAAGCCAAAGGCTATGTAGGGGTTACGAATCATGTCAGGCATCGCCATGAAGATACCGGCGGCCACGTCGCCGCGCTTGATGAGTTTGTAGCCACCCTGAACGCGCTTGTAGATGGTCTTGCCGGTCTGGAATCCTACCGGCAGGTCAATGATGTCCGTTCCCTGGATGCGCCAAGACAGGTCGCTTCCAAAGACAGCCGGGATGCCGCGTGACGTTGCACGGGCAAAGTTTTTCCCGGTATTTTCATAAAGCCACTTCTCCCAATCGTCGGACGGGTCCGTAAAAAGCCGATAAATGAATCCTGCCAGCCACGCAAAGGGAAGGGCCGTCAACCCTCCAAGGGCCATGGTCCAGGCCAAATGAGAGCCAAGCACCTTCATGGTCATGGCACGGTCTTCCGTGGGCCACGCGGAAATGGCTTCCTGAACCCGGTGCTTCAGGAAAACCAGATTGTTCACAGGATAGGTCATAAACGTGTAAAGCACGTTCCCAAAAGTACCGGCCTTGCGGACGACTTCCGGGCGATTGGTCCGGCCATAAAGAAAATGGGACGCAAGAACGACCTGCTTTGCCACCAGCTTAACCGGGTCTTCCGCCTTAGAGTCTCTTGCCCGCCGATAACCGGCCAAGAAAGAACTCATGCGGTTGAGGCTTTCCGCGCCCGTGAACCCGGCATAAAGCAGCCGGCCGATGTCTGACGTGTAGCTTTCATGGACCTTGTTGGCGTGTATGCCGGTCACTTCCCCGAAGTAACCAGGGTCCAGATAGCCGCGTTCGTAGGCTTCCCGGATGGCATTGGTTTCGTCTTCCGTAATCCATTTTGATGCAGTCTTGAAAAGGGGCCGCCCGGCCTTCTTGTCCGCGAACCATGCGGCCATAACGTCCTTGTTGGCTTTGGCAAGCTGCTTTTCGGCGTTGCCCTTTGCATCGGGGATGGACCTAAGCATGGCTACGCCGTGGGTCCAATTCTGTGTCATGTTCAGGGCAGCAGCCGACACGTCCCCCGCCAGGAAGAAAGCCCCCGCAAGACGTTTGAACGCCCCGGCTTCGCCTTCGGCCGGCCCAAGCATGTCGGAGACGTATTCCCGCGCCGACCTCCACATGTTAGGCTTCTTGGCGGGGTCTATCAGCTTCATGGACTGCGCGAAGGCGTGCGCCGCCCTGCCCTTGGCGACGTAGGCGTTGAACCCCGTCAGGTATTCAGCCAGGACGTTATCAAGGTCCGTGCGGTATCCCAACGTCCCCTTGCGCGGGATAAGGTGCCGGGCAAAGCCCTTGGCCTTGTAAAGCTCGTCAACGTGCTTCGACAGGGCATTCCGGATGTCGGTCAACTGTTCCATCTCGGCCGGGGAAACCGTGTCCTTGAACCCGGCCATAAGCGCGTTCACGCTGGAATCGAGGATACCGTTAATTATGTCCAGCCGGGCTCCCTCGAAAAGCTCAACGGGAAGCTCCCGCGAACGGATGGGCTTTATTTTCTTTTCCTTCGCCATCGCCGCTATTTTCTCAGTGCTCCACCCAAGACGGTCCCGGATCACCTGAATGGCCGCACGTTCAGCCGCATGCCTCCGCGCTTTCTTGGTGACGTGCAGCGTGCCCCGGATGGTCGGGACTTCAAAGAGGTATTCTTTCTTGGCGTCCCCCTCGCCTTCAACCACCTTGACAAGCCATTCACTTTCCCATTGATGCGGCACGTAGGCCCGGCGCTGAAAGGCCCAATCCGCCACGGCCTGAACAGCCTCAATCTGTTTTTCGGTAAGACCTAATTCGTTAAGGGATGTCGCCATCTTGGCGTTCGCGGCGTCTTCCGTTGTGCCGCTGGAAAGGGCGGTGTTTCTTCGGTTCACTATCCGGCGCACTTCAACGACCTCAAATTCAGTCAACGCGCCTTCCCCGATGTCGGTAATGATGTTCCCCATAATGTGGTCAAGTTTCTGCTTCAAGACCTTCCGGATGCGCCAGAAAGCAAACCGTTCCTCGTCGGATAAGCCAAACCGTTCACCGGAAAGGGTGGCGTTCGAGAAGAATTTGTTCTCCCGGTCCCCTTCCAGTAAGGCGAAATCCACCTTTTTTCGGCTCTTGGCGGGAAGCTCAAAGTACGGCTTGGTCGTCTCCCTGTCCCGGATGCTCATCTGGTTTGCGTCACCGTTCCGGGCGATTTGGTTTTCAAGCAGGTTGTCCATTTCCCAATGGTCGTGCGCCAGGTCCACCATGGTCTGAAAGCGCCGGGTGAATTTGTTCAAGTCGTCCGGGTCGCTGGTAGGCAGTTCAATGCCGGTTTCTTCAAAGACGCGGGACAGGTCAATCTTGCCGTCCGGGGTCTTGTAGCGGTTCATGAAGTTGGTAACAAGACCCTGGCTGTACTGGTCGGCCATGTCGGAAAGCTGGCGGGTCTTCTGCTTGGTCTGAAACAGCGGCATGCCTTCCCGTAGGGCCTTGGAACGCATCTCGGGGGTGATGGGGAGGGCGTGGGCCGTGGTGTTGGCAATCTCCATACTGCCGACTTTCGCCCCACCCCATTCCTTCTTGTTGAAAAACTTGTTCACGGCCGCGGGCAGGATTTTGTCGTAAAAACCCTCGAATCCTTCCTTCCTCGGCATGGAAACACCGGAGGGTTCATCTTGCATTCTGGCCCACAGCTTCTTCGCCAGGGCGCCGGCGTCCTGGCCCTCGGTCAAAATCGGTTTGATGGCCTTGGTAAGTTCCGCTTCGGAGCCGACTGCGGCGGAATTCTCAGGGTTTAGGCCCTGGGACTCAGCTTCGGCTTCAAGGTCAATGCCGTCCGCCTCCCCTCCCACCTGAGACTTGGCTTCAACCCAGAATTTACGGGGAGCATCTTTAAATTCAAGGTTATCAGCCGGTATCTTCCAGTTTTTCGCAATCCGTTCCAACTCTACCTGCTGGTCTATCTTGGCAAATGCTTCCTGGGTCCAGGAGCCTAATTTACGAATGTTGCGATACATGCCACCGCTCACCGAAGGCTTGCCCTCCTTGACCATGGCATCAACGAACTTGCCCGATGCCCGGTCTTCCTTCCATTCGATACGCTCTGTCCCCCACCGCTGGGTATGCACATCTCCTGGCGTCCAAGCCACCATATCAAAGCCGTTCTCCGCCGCGTAGCGCACCATGCGCTTCATGGCGAGAAGGCTCCAGGAAGAAGAAGCCTTGAATGGGGCGTCGGGGACTCCGCGACCTTCTCGATCATTCACAATAGCGTTATACCAATCCATATCCTCGGGCGACCACTCGCCAATTGAATGACGCTCAAGTTCTTCTTTTCGTGCCATTTCTTCGTCAGAAAGCCCTTTGTATCCTTCCTTCCTCCCCTTCTGGTGCCAGTCACTCTGCACCTCCTCAATGAACAGCACCCGCTCGCCGTTCGGGCCGGTGCGCTCGTTGAAGCGGACGTGAGCAAGGACGTTGGGCTTGTCCCAGTGAGAAGAACGAAAATTTTCTTTTCTATTGACTTTGCGTAAGCCTTTGTCAATTAAAGAATTGTATCTGTCCTTGGAAATGTCAAGTATTGCGCCCTCTGTCGGAACAGGCGCGATATGTGTATCTTCCCACCATTCCTCAAAAGATGGGGCATAATTGGGTTTCTCCGGCAGCGTCAGTAGCAGTTCCTTGTAGTTCTCGCCGCCGGGGAGCTGGTACTGGCCGAATTTGGTATTTCCAACCCCACGCAGTAGATGAGCATAATCTCTGTCTATTGTATTGAGAATTACGCTTTGCGCATCCTGCTTGTTCTCGCTCCCCAAAAATTCTCCATCCTGGTATATATCCCAGGTTTCACCGTTGTCATGGCTTTCAGCGTATATATCCTCCAGGTCGGACCATTGCATTTTAAGGATATGCGTTCCAGATTCATTGGTATCGTTCCAAATGGAAATATCAGAAAGTTTAGCCCCTGGCTCGCCAGTTTTCACCACTTCCTGCACGTCAACCGCGTTTTCATCCAGCCAGTCCAGCACATCCTCCTTGCTCACCTTGCCAACCTGCTTGTTCAACCAGCCCTCGATGCCCATCCAATCGAGTTCTTCCTGCTTGATGCCTGGCGTCTTTTTGATGCGAGCTGCGAGGTCTTTGGCGGGCATGGCCTTGAAATCCATGGCCTCGATGGCGCGGACCAAGGCGCTGTACCAGCGTTGGGAGGTGTTGGAGTAGTCCGCGCCTTCCGTCGCTTCCGCTGTGACCTCTGGCACCCTTCCAGCCAGTTTTCCACTCTCCATGTCCCGAACCACGCCCCGGGCCGTCTGGTGAATCATGTTCACGATGCCGTCAATGAAGTCGGCTATTTTTTGCATGACGGCCCGCACCGGAGACGAAAGCCGGTCAAACTCCCGAGTCCGAAGGGCCTCCTCCATGAACCTGGCGCGGTCTTCTACTCCAGCCAAAAGGGACAATGGAGCACGCTTCCCGGCCGCGTCGTATGCCGACTGGAAGGGAAGCTTCCCGTCCTTGCGAAGCTTCCTGATTTCCGTGGAAAGAGCCTGCTGGTTGGCCTTGTTGACGAAGCCGTACCTCTCCAAGAAATGATACGTCTCATGCGCGGCGGTCCACTTGTCGGCCACGCCGCGAACCAGGCGGATGGTGTCGCCCTTGAACTCGCCGGCCACCACCTCGCCGGCCATGGCCCTGCGGCCCCGGTTGGCGGTAAAGGCTATCTCATCCGGCGTGATAGAGTCCACGGACTCCACCGTCAGGGAAGGCCCGGAGCGGTGTTGCAGCCAAATCTTGCCCTTGCCCGCGGTCCCCATGGTCCACCCGGAACGTGCCGGGAAGAACTGGCGCACGTCGGCGGCCGGGATGTCGGCCATGCGGTTGGAAGTCTCACGGGCGAGCCGGGTTGAAAACTCGGCGGACTCGGCTTCGGCTTCGGCTTCGGCTTCCTTTTTTGCTTCCTCAATCGCGTCCGACTCGGCCTTCGCTTGTTGCACCTTTCTATTTTCCTCGGAGTCTTTCGTTTTCTCTGCAAATGTCTCGCTGATGGCTTTGTTCCTGGTTGTTACTTCCTGCTTGCCTTCGTACAGCCGATTGTAAGACTCCACCCATTCGGAAGGGAACTCGCTCGTGTTACCGATATCATAGGGCTTTAGCATCATGGCGGCCCCCACTACCTCCCCCTTGTCCTTGAAAAAGACCATGGGCTGGACGGTTTCCTCCGTAGCCGGGCTTATAAAGACTTTCGCATCTGGGTACATGGTCAAGATGCTATCTGCATACTGGGCCTGTATCGCGTAGTGCTGGCCGGACTTGCTTTCTACGTGAGCCACAACCATTTTGTCGTTTGCATCATTCCCAATGTAAGCTACGCCGCGAATCTGAGCCGGTTCAAACCCGGCGAGTCTTGGTTTTATGATGTCTTCCTGAAATTTTTTATCAAATTCTTTGCCCTGCACCTGGTTACTATCCTTAGGAACCACCACTCCGCTCTTTGGCGCACGGATAACGTATCCATTACTGTGAATCCAAATATCGCCTATGTTTGCGGTTGCTTTGTCGCCGATGAAAAGCCCCTCTTTGCGGGGACTATACGGGTTGTAATACCATCCAGCAAAGCCGCTCGGGCGCTTTTTTGGCGCATAAGATGGCGTAGCCTTTTTTTTCAATGGTACTAAAGGCTTGGTGGTGGTTTCTGGGAAAGATTGTGCTCTCTTCTTAAAATCCAGAAGCGACTTTTTGGTGTTCGGTACGGTAAACGTTCCGTCGCCAGGGACTTCAATTGTCACTGTGCCAATTTCTTTAAACCATCTGGCAAAAGCCTCATCATATATAACATTCACTTCTTTTTCGGTTTTGCCCCTTGTGTCTTCGATTGTTGGCCTCTCAGGCTCAACGTCTGGCGCGGCTTTCGCGGCCCTGTCAATTTCCGCCAAGAGGAAGCTTTTTTGTTCTTTGCTGGTAAGTGCCTTAGCCTCTTTGGCAGGCATAGGCACCGTGACCTTCACCCCTTCCGGTGTCGGCTTGACCACGGGGGTGGGCTTAGCCACAACGGACGGCACTTCTTTGACAGCGGGTGATGGCGGTTCTTCCTTGGCGGCAGGTTTGGGCGGTTCGGCGGCCGGGGGCTCTGCGGGCCTTTCCTTCGTCTTGGCTTTTTCCTTCGGCTCCTGCGCCTTTTCTTCCTTTGCCTGTGCCTTCTGCTCCTGTTCCTTCTCGACTTTGGCTTTTTTCTTGGCTTCCTTCAGGAAAAATTCCGCCTCGGTTCCTTCGGCAATCCTGGCTATGCGATCCATGTCGCCGGAAACAATAGCATCTTGAAATTCTTTGCGCAGCCGACGAGCCGTTTCGATATACCTCGGCACTGCATCTTGAATGGCAGAAAGGGTTTCTCGCCATTTTATCCATCTTTTTGCAGTCTTTTTCCCAAAAAGCTTTTCAGCGATGGAATCATCCCATACATGACCTGGGAAAATAGTTTGCTTTACAAACGCCGCCTCCGGTGTCTTGCCACTGCCTCCTTCAAAAGCATCCATAATTTCGGCATCCGTAATTTTTTGCCCGGTATGCCTGGATGCCCCAGAAATTTGGTGCAGGGTGTACCCGGAAAATCCACGGCTCAAAACCAAAGCTGATTTCAATTCCCCGGTTTCATCAATGGCAATTCCACCAGGTCCGCGAATGACGACCGCGTTGACCATCCCGCGCTTCAGGTCTAATGCGCTTAAAGCTCTGGCACTATCTTTAATCGTGCCTTCGGGCGTTTTTTCGGCTGCTATTTCTTCCTGTAAGCCCTTCCGAATTTGCGTAGAAATTCTGTCTCGCTTGCCCTTCAGCGCCGCAAGTTTATCCCGGCGTTCTTTGCGGAAATCGCGCAAAGCATTTTCAACGTCAGCGGGGCCGGCCTCCACCAAACCAAAGCGATCCTTGCCTTCGGCCGTGGTAGCCGCTTCTTTAGTCGTGGCTTTATAGGCCTTTTCCCCGGCGGCATCAGGATTTTTTTCGCCATTTATCCGCGCCAATTCATAGGCGCGTTGAGCGTTTTCAAGAGCGATATTTTCAACCGATGGTGTTTCCGCTCCCGTCTTGGCGGACTCGGCAGATTTTTTATACATCGCCCGGCCTTGATCTTCTCGGTACCTACCGCCCGCTTTCGCCCATGGTTCATCAGCAAATTCGGACACGGCCCGGCCTAATGTCATGGTTGGGTCGGGTTGGAATGACTCTGTTAAACGGTTGCTTACGGCTCTGGCTTCGTCGGCGGCAACACCAAAGCGCCTCATTATAAAGGCGTCCAAGTCGCCCTTGGTCGTCATCTTTGAATGCGCCAGACGCAACGGCTTTGCGGCATTGTCTTCCGCGTATCTGCGGTCAACAGCAAGCGCGGCGGATTTCCATTGCCCCGCGACTGTTAACATTTTATCGAAATCTGGCAAAGGCGCGGGCTGAACGGTCTCTCCGCTCGGCACGGTCCTTGACGGAGCGATCCTCATGCCGCCAGGGGACGGCGGAGCCGTGACAGGGATTTCTTGCGCGGGCGCGGGCGTAGGCACAATCGTTTGAACCGGCTGCTGCGCCTGGGCTACTGGTTCGGGCTGAACCGGTTGAGCTGGCTCAGGCTGTACAACCACTTCGGGAGCCGGTATCCGGATAGGCTCTACGGCTGCCGCGTCCTGGCCTTCTATGACCGCCGTGGGGGGCTTGACTTCTTCCGGCAGGGTTTCCGTTGCCGGGGCCACCGTTGGGGCCGCTACGGCCTTCACAGGAAGCGCTATGCCCGCTTCCTCAAGCCTTTTCTTGATGGCCTCAAGGCTTTTCTTCACCTTCGCGTTTTCGGGGTTCTTCTCGGCAAAGGCTGCAAGCGTCACGTACCGGCCAAGAAGGGCTTGCGCGTTTACAGGTTCCTTTTTGGGGGGCTCTGCGGGCTGCTCAGGCTCTACAGGGACCTTCTCCGGCTCGGCAAGGGCAACGGCAGGGGTCTCCGGCTTTGCAGCCTCTTGCACCCGCACAGGCTGCTCAGGCGCGACTTCTGCGGCCGGGACGCCCTTGGGCTCGTTCGCCATCCTTGCCTTTTCCCTGGTGACAATCTCCGCGCTGAGTTCTTCCAGCACACCGGGAAGGCCAGGATATTTGTCCCCCCGCTTCTTGGCGATGTCTTCCGCTGTGGCATAAGCCGCCGCGAGGGCCTTGTCAGGAACGTCGGAAAGCCTGCCTTCCTGGGTCATGCCCGCCAGTAAGCGGACTTTGCGTGGCTCGTCAACCGTGCGTTCCCACACCTTCACGCCGGCCATGGTGCCGCCGCCCATGAGGGCCGTCACAAGGACCGTCTGCGGGGCTACCTGTGCAAGCGCATCCGTCAGGTCTTCCAGGCTGGTAAACGACGGGGCCTTCTCCGGTCCAATAGGCGTTCCGGCCGTAGCCTGTTCCTGGCCTATCTGCGTAATGGTTTCCGTAGCAAGTTCTTCACCGAAGGTTCCCGCGAGTTTTGCCAAGACCCTCGTAGCAAGGCTCTTGCCAAGCATCTTTTTCAGCGGCGTGGTCAAGGTCTTGAAAGCTATGCCGCCGCCTACGGCCTCGGGAATGGCTTCCCATAGCCCGTAGCTGGTTGCCTTGGCGGAAAAGTCTTCTTTGAGAGCGTTTTCTTCCTCGATGGTCAACGGAGCGCCTGCGGTTGAGGAGAGCTTTTCCTCATTCTTGGCTTCCAAGAATGCCTGCATGATGTCATTCGACGCCATGCGGTAAGCTGTCGCGCCCGATGCTGCCATACCTGTGCCGTAGGCCAAAGCCGTACCGCCGCCCGGAAGCGGAGCCGCAAGTTGCGTTGCCGCGCCAGCGCCAAGGCCAGCGCCCGCCGAAACAGCGGAAAACCCAAGGTTCGGGACTACCTGAGCAACGTCTGTAACCTTGATGCCGGGAAGAAAATTCCGGTCCCCATATTTTGACCGCACGTCTTCCACGAACGCACGTTCATTTTCTTTTTGTCCGGCAATGAAGCGGTCCATCCATCCTTGGTCGGCAACGGAAGCGCCTTCCTGCCCCTGAATGGCCTGGCCGGTCCTGGCCGCAATGGCACCAGGAAGAAGGGGAAGACTCCGGCCAAAAGTTTTCAACCCGCCAAAAAATCCGCCGCCTTCATCCTCAACTGGTCTTTGGCCTGCCGCCATTTGACGGGCAAGTCGGCCTTCTTCCGCCTTGATTTCGGCCATGAGTTCCGAAGGCGTCTGGCCGGGCCGGAGAGGGTAAACCCCTGGGGTAGAAGGCGCGACCGGCTGCTGCGCCTCTGTCTTGCTTGCCCGCTCGAGCATGAACCGTCTGATTTCATCGTTGTTCATCGAGGGCTTTCCGCTATCGAGATAAACGATTCATTATTTCGCTGCCTTGCCCTGATTTTTTCCAAGAATCCTGCCGGCCCGGACATAGGCCGCAATGCCCTTTCTATTGAGGGCAAAACCTTTTTGCCCGAATATCTGCTCAAGCCTTGCGGCTGTATCCATCTGTTCGTACTGGTCCATGTCTGGAAAACGCTCTCGAATGGCGGAAACGAGTTCGTCATTTCCTGCGTATTGGCTATAATCAGCTTGAATTGGATACTGTTCATTTCCCCTTGAAAGAGCCGTAAGCGTGGCTATGTCTGGAATATTTGGGATAGTCGGAGCGTGGAGAGGGGAAACCCAATCGCCTCTGGCCATACTCCTTGCGCCTTGCCCCGGTTGCTCTCCCGATGGCAAAGCCGCAGCTACAGCATCCGCCATCTCAGGAGTGACGCTGGAAAGGATTTTCTCCGCTTCTGGACTACCTGGCTGAACGGCCGAAAGTTGCTTTATAACAGCGTCCACCGTGGCCTTGTCGGGCGGGGGCACTTTGGCTGGCACATCCTCCGGGTACAGGGGCTTGCCGGTTCTCGGGTCATAAGGAACGATTTCTTCTCCGACCTGTTTCCACACCATTTTTTTGACCTGAACATCAGGATTCAACGGGTCTTCTGCCATTTCCTCAACAAGTCCGTATTTGGGCTTTTTTACGAATTCGGGTAGGAAATTTTTTTCTCTCGCCAGCCGGTTAGCTGCGGCTCCCTGTGCGGCCATGGTCCGGTGATATGCCGCTGTCTCTGCGAGTTCCTGCTTTTTGAGCCCCGTCGTGGCCTCAAACTCGGCCTTGTCTTGCAGGTTTTTCACATCCGCCAACTCCCTGGCCGACTGCGCTTCCTGGAACCGCAAGAGGCTATCGTTCAGCTTTCCACGCTGTACGATTTGGAGCCCAAGCGGAACGCCCTGGTACGTCTTGTAGAGAGGGCCGTCTTCGGCAAGAAGTTCCTCCTTCCTGTCATCGGCCATGGTGCTGGTCTTAACGGCATCGAACAACGTCACAGGAGCGGTATCCCATTCCTCGCGCTTCAGCTTGGCGAGCATCAGTTCGCCTTCGCGGGCCTGCTGATTGCCCTGTAGCTCCAACGACTTCATGGCAAGACGTTGCCGTGCGAGTTCGGCCGCCCTGCGTTCTCCGCTGGCCCCTACGTCGGCCAAGGTCGCGCCAAGCCCACGAATCGCTTCAGGAACCGCGCCGTATGGATTGCTTATCGCCATGGGGAAACCTCCGTGGCTTAGAAGGAAAAGTTCAAGTTGTTCAGGTTGCTACGCACTTTGTCCATGGTCGTCTGCCCGGTTTTCGGTGCTGTTCCGTTTGCCGTGGTCCTGGCCTGGCTTGCCGGTGTCTGTTCTTTCCAAAAGTCGGGGGCAAGGCTTCCTTCGCCTCCCTTGTATCTGTCGGCGGCGGTCATTGGGTTGAAGTAGCGGCTTTCCTTGGGCGACCCACCAAAATTGCCCCAGGCGGCTTCATTTAGCTTTTGAAGGCTTCCGGCGGTCCTTTGCCCGACCATGCCCAGGCTGTCATATGCAGCCGTTCCTTCGTCCAGATAGCTCTTGAAATCCTGCGGCAGCGCGCCCCAATCGTAAACCGGGTAGGACCCCTTGTAATCGTCAACCACGTTTCCGTACTGATCTGCTATCGAGGCAAAGTCAGGCGCATTCGGCACCTTGTACCCGCGCTTGGCAAGCTCGTCAAACGCCTGCTTCGCAGTTTCGTACTGTGCTTTGAGCTTGGAGAAGGTAAGGGCTTTGTCCCAGGTGGTTTCCTGATGGCCGAATTTTTCTTGAAGCATGGCAGGAACGCCAACGATGGCCCCCATAACCCCAAGATTCGCGGCAATAGTTCCCGCCCCTACGCCAGCACCGCCTATTCCGCCAGCTTCCGCTGTTACAGGAACTCCGCTCGCAAGAGCCTGCCCTGCCGGAGTCGCAATCGTGGGAGCGCCTACTAATGGAGCGGGCGCACCACCAGCCAACAAACTCGAAACACCGCTACCGATCGCCTTGGCCCCGGCCACAAGACCGCTTCCAATCGCTGGCAACGCTTCCGGGAAGGCCAGATTCAGCCCAGTTATTCCGAGCCCTGCCCCGCTGATTAGGCTCGCCGTGTTGGCCTGGTCCCGTGCGGCTTTGACGGATTCCTGGTCAAGCGCGTATTGCTGTGCGGATGCAGACTCCTGATTTGCCAATGACCGGGCAGAAAGGTCGAGCGCTTTTTGCTCAAGGTCAGCCGCGCGTTTTGCCCGGAGACCTTCCGCATAGTATGGAGCCCGTGTCGCCGCAGCTTCCGCGTATCCAGGCCGGACCCTTCTTCCGGTTGTAAGGCCAAGCTGGCTGACGTATGCCATGGCATTTTCCTCTTTTCGTGTATTATAACTTCCACAAGTAGAAAAGTCTAACCGTTTTTTCTACGTTAGCGGCTCAACCATCCCCCGTGCATAGGCTCGTTTCTTGGCCGTTGTCCCTTGGGGCCGATAGGCCGGTTGTACCATCGGCAAAAAAAGCCGTTCGGTGATTTCCCCGTAAAGCTTTTTCATGTCAGCGTCCATCTGTTCGCGCCGCGCCATTTCCTGAGCCAGCAAGTCTTTTTCTTCCCGGTAAGCCATTCCTTCTTGTGCGCCCTTGACGCCACCCAGGACAGCCTGTGCGCCTCCAAGCCATGCTGCCGTCTGGTTCACCCTTTGAGCATCCCTAATCCCTTGCTCCTCTATCCCGAGACGCCTATCCGCGTTTAAGGCTTCAAGGTCCACCTCCCGGCCACGAAGGGCAAGCCGTTGCTGGCCGAAGGAAAGTTGCCTTCCGGCCGCCTGGTCAGCGTTTATCCGCTGCTGGTCCTTGGCCGAAAATGCAGCCGTCAACTCCCCGGCGTCCACCGTAGCAGGGCCACCGAACTGGCCGGCCATTGCCATCTTTCGGGCAAGAAGCCTCTGATATGCCGCATCGTCCATGATGTCCATTATAGGTCCTCTCGCAGTTTTTCGGCCTGCACGCCCCATCCAAGCGGAGCAAGGAGTTTTCCGGTTGTGCTTGTCTTGGCCGCGAACCTGAGCCGGTGCGCCCACCCCGGCTTGTTGGAGTTTCGCGTCCCTCGCGTCACCCGGTCCGGCCCAGTCGCCATGGCAACTTTCCAATCGTACTGCGTTATGGTCACGGACACGCCGGGGGTTTCGTTTACCACTGCCGAGTCCCCGGAAAGATACATCGTTTTCCCGTTGGTCGCAACGGATGTAATCAGAAACACGTTGTCGTTGCTCGTTGTTCCCCGGACCTGGATGTAAAGCCCCACCAAAAAGCCTGACGTGTTGAAATTTCCGGCCACGGTGGTTACAAATTCGCCGCCCACATTGTTTTGAAACTGGAAGTCCGTTTGCGTCTCGTATGGAAGCGCTGAATCCGTATCCGCAAGATGCCCAATGAGCAGGTCAAAAGCCGTCCCGCTGGTTTTGCCCCATGCTTTCACCCGGCGGATAAGAGTCTTCCACCATGGATCGTTGGTCGGGAAAAAGTCTCCTGTCTCCCATGCGTGGTAAATCGGCTGGCCTATCCAGGTTGCGCCATATTCAAGCCTGAGCACGACTCCTGTATTTATTCCAGCGTAAACGTGCCGGGTGCCCCATGAATCTACCACGGGAGTCCCGCATTGCGGATAATACTGGTGCGGGCTTTTCTGAAACCACCTACGCCGCACAAGATCATAGACAAGCCAAAGGTTGTTGGATGTCTGGCCCGATCCGGAAGGAATTGCCAGGTTGTACTCACCCCTGGCCGCATCGTACCACCCACATGCTGTTGAAAGATAAATTTGATTGATGCCGGAAGTATCGTCCTGGTCAAAGTATTTTTCTACGCCGGGGATAGGCTTCAAAACCGTTCCGTCGAAGATGACAGGACCACGGGCAGAAAGCCAAAGTAAAATGTTTCTTTCCACGCCTTCGGCCATGAGATACCCGACTTCCGCGCTTGCCATTGTGCGATGGCTCACACATCCGAGCGTAGGAGAAATCAGGTTGATGATATAGTCCTCCGGGCCGGTCCCGGAAAGGAGGTACGTCTCCGTAAGTTTGCATACCGCTAAGGCCTCTATGATGTTCGACCCATAACGGTTATAGATGGACATTGCGGCCTTGCAGTCCTCGCTTCCGCCGAAGTAAAGGCTTTGGTTCCCATCGTCGGAAGAAAGGTCTCCGTTGAAAACGTTCGTCGTGTTCGGAGACGAAAAGTCCATCCTGTTACCCTGAAAAAGTAATGCTCTCCCGCCGAACATGGATGGAAAGTCGTGTGGCCCGATGCTCTTTTGTGCCGGCATGAATTGCACATAATCAACGTACACGTTGGTTGCCGGGAAGGCCGCTGAAACTGCCAACTTATAAATGTATCCGGAGACCCCAAACTTGTTGACCGGGACCTCCTCACCATCTTCCGGCGCGTCCCAGGTCACAAGCCCGGACTTTCCGGACGTAATGAAGCTGCGTTCCGCGATGGTCCCGTCAATCAAGCCCGACGTCGCCGTCCACCCCGACCCATTCCAGTAATAAACCGTCAACGCGCTGGTGTTCGTGTTCACATTTCCGGCAATCATGTTGAGCACGACCCCGGCCGCACGTTCCTCGCACATCATTTCTACCCAATCGGTCGTCCCCAGGCTTTTCAGTTGTGCCGCCACAGGAGACGTGGCGTCCGACTGCACGTTCACGTCGTAGGTGTAATCCTCGTAGGTGCCAGTCACAGCCTTGTAAACCTGGAAGGAGATACACCCCCGGCGTACACCGTCCCATACGTCCACAGCAGGATTGATGTTGCTCGCCATGGTCACGCGATAAATGCCTACGGACCCGGCCGAAAGCTGAAACAAGTAGGCGTAAACGTAAGTCCCGTTGAAGCTGAACGGTTTGGCGGTCCCATAAGTATCGGCCCAGGAAACATTTCCGGTCGCGGCCATGGATACGCCGCCGACAGTAGTCCCATCGGTAAGGGTCAGGGCGTTAAAGGCCCGGCCATCCCAAAACCAGCCCGAAAGTGTGGATGCAACTGTGTTGAATCCGTTCAGGTAAAGCCTTGCACCATCGAGCGGGACCGTAGAAAGAACAAGGAACTTGTCCGCCTTAGTCGAGTAGGGCCTGTTTGCCGGAGTAAAATCCGTGGTCCAACGCGGCACGCCTATGGAAACCCTGAACTCGTCAATGTATCCAGTGAAGTAGGAGAAAGAGCCGCCGTTCAGAGTGTATCGGCCAATTTCAAGGCCTGCCGCCAGGTCCGGGAGCGTGACCGCACTCGAAACCGTGTACGTCCCGCTGTCACCGTCAACGCAAATTCGCCAAGCGTTAGCGTCGCCGCCCCATCCCCGGATGACCGCTACATGATACCATTTATTGATGGAAAACCCGGCCGCAGGGGCATGATACCCGAGGATGGTCAACCCATATCCGCCAGCCGTGCTTTGCCCCATCAGCATGATGTAGGTTGAGGTCAAGATACACTGGACCTTTTCAACGTCCGAGTCACGTTGCTGAAAAAGGCCAACTGGCGTCGCGGAAAGGCTTGTCGCCATAAACCAGAAATCGAAGCAGAACGTCCCGGCTCCAAGGTTCCAGTAATCGCTTACCCCGTCGTCATCGGTCGTCGCAAGGTAATCGCCTGTTCCGTCGAAATAGCCCGACCCGCTCCCGAATTTACACGTCCGTGCTATTTTCGCGTTCCCGCTCGCCGTTACCGCATGCGCCGCAGAAGATGAATCCGTAAAAGTCGTACTGCCTTCGGACCCATCGCAATGGAGCACAAGTTTCGCGTTCGAGTCTATGCCATCGCCAAGGTTGGAAACGTTATCCTCGTCCTGTAAGTCGTTCTGTACCCTGGCCGTATGGTCTATGGGGTTGACGAGGTGCTTTCTGTCGGCCGCGATAGTTACGGATGCACCCGCCGCGTCCGTTCCCGCCAAAGTCCCCGTAGGAATCGTGATGGTAAGCCCGTCCACGGATAGGGCTTTGACATAGGTGGTCTTGTTGTTCCCGGCCGTGGTCGCGCCAGAGATTGAAAAAACCATCCCGGCCCGAAACCCGGCGGCGTAAAAGTCGCCCGCAACGCTGACAATGGTGTCGTCTGAAGCGCCGTTGTCGTTCAGGGCAATGTCCGTGCGCGTTACGCTCGGAATATCCACCTGGAAGAAACCGTCCACGATGGCCTCGTTCCCGCGCCACATGCACGTTTCTTTTCCGTTGCAGTACCAGACACTCCCACGAGGCCCGGCCGAAAAGCGCGGATCGCATGCGCCTGCTGCATCTTCGTGCAACATTCCTGCCGTAAATTCACCAGCATATGGCGGGGCTGTCGTGATGTCCCAAATACCTTTTTTCGCGGTCTCAATGGTCCCATGAACAAGGATATGGTCCTCGTATGGATCATCCTTGTGAAATTGGAAAATATCGTTCAGTGAATACGCACAAAGCCTAAGATCAGTAATGGTTCCCGACCAGGAAGTAACAGCGGGATTATTGTACGAGCTTTGAGCAAACAGATAACGGAAGTCGTACTTGGATGTAGTCAACGTGCTGGTATAGGCGCTTACGCCTGTATGAAGAACACTGTATGCCGAATCGGTGTATATGGTGACGTAGAGCGTCCCGTAGGCGCCCACGGACTCGTCACGCCGGACCTTGATGTAATAGTCAGTGCCAACGTCGAGATCTAAGGTTGAAGCCCACGCGGAGCCTCTGCCTATAAACGAAAGGCCAACATGGGCAGCCCCGTCGCCAATCGCAAGAATCCCGAGTCCCGCGTTGTTTAAAGTAATCAGGTTAGGCAGTGGCAGGTTTGCCGCATTTGCCATACCCCAAATCAGGCACCCATCGCCGTCTCCGGCCGATGTGCATTTCAGATGTACACGATGCTCGAAATCCCCGGCGAAATATCCGGCCGTAAAATCCTTGTAAACCCAAACAAGCTCCTGGTTTACGAGCGCTGTAACGGTCACACCGTTGGTCGTCAGCGCCACCCGGTCAGCCGCAACGTCCGTTTCCGTGTACTCGGCCGCGATGGCTTCTAAGTTGTTTGGGGGGGCTGTGTTGATGGCCGTGTAGCCCTTCACGCCCTCGATGCCCGCAAGTTCCCCGATGCCCCGGTAGCGCATGTTTGACAGCACGGAGAAGTTGTCAGGGCCTATCTCTGACGGGTCCAGGGTCGGGAGCCATTCCCCGGCAAACTTCCATGAAAGATTCGCCAAAGGTTCATCAGGAACCTGTGGAAGCGCATTCGCCATGAAAGGCTTGCGCGGTGCCACCTGAACGCCCTGCGCTGTGGTCTTAGCGGCCATGAAAAACCTTCCCCCGCTAACGAGCGGTAGCAACAGGGATAATCCGATCAGCAAGGCTATCGGAAACCGTCTTTTCATCGGCCACGCCGTCTTTCAGTGCTTCCATGAGGGCCACGAAACGCCCGTAAGCCTGGGCTGCGTCACCGTTCCTGCGGTCTTTCCAAAGCGCCATGGCCGTTGCAAATTCGATGACGGCTGGACGAAATTCACGCGGAATCTCCGTCAGATCGTCGGAAACCTTATAACCGTAAACGGCAACGGTCTTTGAAGCCTGAGAAGCCCCAGGAACCGGCCAGAAGCCGACCTTTTCGGCAAACGAATAAAAATAGACCGGCTGGCCTGAAATCCCGGAGGACTGGACGTGGCGGAATTGGCGCAAATTAATTTTAATCAGGGGATAGTACGCCCCGGACCCGCCGTTATAGATGGCCGCGAATATCCGCTTGACTCCGGTTGGTACGGAATATTCCAGCGTGCCGTTTGCCAAGGTCACGTTTGCGTTGTTTTCCAGTGCCAGGCCAATGGTGCATAAATGCACACATCCAAGGAGTATCCAGTTCTGGATTTCCACGTCGGACCAAAAGGACGCCGTGGCTTCGTTCAGGTTCGCTCTGACCGCCGTCACGGCTGCCGCTACGGTTGTCGGGTATCCGGCATCGGCCATTTAAAGGGGCCTCCTCGTTAGTAATCGTCGTCAAGCGGAACATTTTGCGGCCCCGCTTCGACTGGCCCGATGTATCGGACCAACTCGGCCATGGCCTTGAAAAATTCCTGGTCGTAGAACCCGGCCTTGTCCCCGTTCCCCAGGATTTTAAACACCTCACGGGCCACATAATTCGCCAGAAGGGAATAATGGAGATATGCTGGGAGCGCGGCCGGTGTATCAGAATCGCCAGATAGGTCCGTGGTTTTCTGGTGATACCAAACCGTTAGGGTGTCGTTTGCGGACGGCTGGTAATAAATCTTGGTACCCTTGATGGCGAAGTAGGTGATGGAACCTTCCTCGTCCATGTCCGGAAATTTTTTCTGCATCTGCATGAAGGTGTCCAGCCGGACCAGGTTCCCATCGTTCGCCAGGCTGTAAACCCCCACAACGTCCCGGAGGTACGTCGCCGGAAGGTCTTTGACATAGGTGGTCGAAACGGCCGCCACGCTCCCACTCGTCAAAAGGTCGGGAAGCGGCGGGG